AAGAGGGCCCCCTCACAACCGGGAAGGAAGGAGGGGGCCACGAGTGGGGGGACTTGTTCATCCACACAAGAGGGACTGAATGTATTCGGTCCGGTAGGTGCGGGAGCCTCGGGTAGTGTAGACACATCGGACGACTGTCGCAATAGAGGTTTCGCCGCTAAGCATCTTTTCTACCAACTCCATAGACTCATTGAGATCGACAGGGTCTGATCCAAGGATAGTCTTCAGATGACCCTTCAAACGTTGGAGTTCAATACGAGCACGGATCTGTGATCCTTCCTGTTGAATTGAACTTGGATCTTGGGGGATGGTGATGGGGGCACCCTTGAAAACAAGAGGCTCCACACGATCAGGATCTTCCATCAATTGGTAGCGGAACTGGATGGTGACTGCAGGATGTTCCTGTCCACCACCAGCAACGGCTTCCTTGAATTTAGAGTCAGCAGTCACGTTTATGTCAAGGACATAACAGTTATGCTCACCCTGTGGGGGCCACTCACCAAGGGAACCAAGTCCTTGATCAGCATTGGCTGATTCGAACTCGTCTTGAAGGGTGGCGAAAATGGCTTTGGTCTGATTCTGCATTCGTTAGTACTCCTACTTTGCAGATTTGTAAATGTCCTCGAAGATACTCCATGCACCTTCTTGAGGAAGTTCGATTTTATCGGGCAACATTACCCGACATTTTGTGATACCTAATAGTGACTCGTCGTTGACTGTCATGCAATGCTTCTTGTACTTTGTCTTCACAGGGCGTTTGGGGCCAGGAGATCCATCGGGATTCTTTCGGGCTACCATGGTTGTCTCGGTTCCGTATTCAGATTCGAATGCTGCAACGAGTTCAAAGAGGGGAAACAATCTTTTATAGAATGAGTCAGTGATTGTGAGTTCAGGACGAATGGTGTATCGGTCATCTCCAAGCGGGATCTTGGCATTAACTAGATGACAAACGTAGTAGAAACCGTAGCCTGCTGAGCGAAGATCAACAGCAAAACGTACAAGTTCCTCATAAACATCGTCCCATGCACGTCGTCCATCAAGTTCTTTCCATTCTTGTTTGCCAGCCTTTTCGGTGACATGTTTACGAACGAGACCGATAGCAGAACCAAGACTATCCACGACGATTGTTTCTGGTCTCTCCTGGTTTTGCTCAGACATCCTGAGGAGTTGTGCTTTCTTCTCAAGAACACCCTTCCAAGTGAGGGCACAGTTCTGGAACCCAGAAGATAGAGGTTCAATTGGGATTCCTTCGGGTCCCATTGCAGGCCACATTATTGCCTTGGGGTTTGGATTAGTGGTTGATGACAAGTCTGAATTGATTATAAAAGCATTGGGGTGAGATTGAAGGAAGCAAGACTTACCTGCTCCCGGCATACCTACAATCAATCCAAACAAACGACCCGGGGGAGATACCATCCCTACACCCGAGAAACCCAAACCTGAATAACGGGCTTGGATTGTTTTACCAACCGCCAATTTCTGTTGGGGTTTGGTTGAGTTCTGTGTTTCAGCCATTAGCTACTCCTTTTCTTGGCTGTCTAAAAATTCTTTCCACGTATTAAACTTCACATTAGGGGGTACTGTGTCGACGAGGGTTTCGTTATCAAAGATGGGGTCGGCGTTCGAAGTATCTGAGGTAGTTGCAAATATATCGTCACCAGGAGGATGAACTACTACACATTCGGTGACTGTAAACCCACAAGCATCTAACCATTTCTTAAAGGTTTTAGTAGTAACAGAGAGGTCTTCATGCTTATTGAATAGCGCGAGCATTACCTCCCTACTGGCAAACATTCCGTTGTATAAAGAGATAAAGTGATTGATTTTCGTTTTAACTATCTCGTTATATTCATCTTCAAAGTACATAGAATTCTCCTAAGATTTTCTATCGAAGAGTCTCGGAGGGTGGCCCCTCACCGAAGAGGGGGCCACCCGTAGGGACTCAAGAAGAAAGTTCTCCACTAAGTAACAAATCATTTTCTCTCATGCCGTGAGCGACTTCGTCTCTATCTTCAAATACGAAACCTTCTTGTTGAATGATAGAAGGCCATTCGGTTACTGGTGTCAGGTAGAAGGGTGCAAAGGGAGACAGTTTTGAGAATGATCGAATGTAACCAGCAGATGAAGGGAAGTTGCCGGGGCATGGAAATACAGATGAGTAGTGTCGGATGAGATTGAGTCTCGAGTGATACTCATGAACCCATGATTGATCCATAAGGACCGAACCATATGTCGTGGAGATATTGATGGGGGGATCTGTTACTCGTTGAGGAGCTTCATCCTCGTATTCGTTAGTAGCATGATACCAACTATTCACTCGCTTCAAGTAGTTCTCGAAGCGGGGTTCTCCAAAATATTTTCGGCGGATTTCAACCTGGCCCTTGCGGGGACCACGGGTGAGGGTGTGCTCGATAGTCTCACATTCCCTGTCTCGTTGACCAAAGGAGATGGTGGGTTTCTTCACTGCAATATGCAGCATTCCCCCAACCTCTACGTTCTTTGGAACACCGAACGTCTCACTGACTCGTCCACAGTCGATCAAGAACTTGAGGATCTGAAGGTAGTGTTGAGTTTGGAACTCAATGGGACAAGTTGAGAGTCGTAGGATGGGAGATTCACTACAAGTTTTGAAATCTGCTACAAAGATCTTGTTCTGCTTCTTATGGTAGAGAAGCATATCGAACTGTGCTAACAAAGTTCCGTAGTCTGGATGCTCATACTTTCCTATGATTTCCTGACCAAGAATATCAAAGTGGTTAGCATTAAGGTATTCTAGGAAAGTTTTATTCTTCCCGGGGATTTTAAACTTGGATGAGGCTTCAAACCAAGCAACTGCAGTGAGCATATCCCTCTCTTCTCGGACAAGAATTGAACTACGCTCTTCACCAATTATACCTCGATTGTTACAAATCTCTGATAATTCTTCCTTACGCTTTTCTAACGTTAGATTTAGGTTACGTAAGGCTACTTCGGGTAACTCAGTGAGATACTCTGCTCGAAGGTGAAACCAAGACCCCCTTGAAAGAGCCGATGACCACCGAAGTGAGGGTACCAGACCAAGCCTCCGGGAGAGGTAGTACTGGAAGGGACAGTGCAAGCACATCTCATAATCAGAACTACGGATAGTGGGGTTTCGGGGAACAAACCCGTAGGCCTCCAACCATTCCTTTGCAGATTTCCCCTTGCCTTTAGGGAGCGGTACTCCCTCTGTCTTCGGTGGCATCGTTTTCCTCCTCAGGAATTAGATTAGGATTTGAAGAACTTTGAGAACCATGGTCGGAGCCAAGCGCCTGCGGCGATTCCCACCACGGCAACCAAGACAGTAAACCAGAGTGTTCCGAGGAATGCGGACATTTTTGTTTTCTCCTGAGAATGAATCTCACTGATTTGTACGAGACGGCCACTGTAACCGCTGCTGCCCCAATGAGTATGGGCACGTAGATCCAATGTAGATACTCCTTCAACGCAATGTTGAGAAGAATCAAAAGAACCCCAATCACTATGGAGGTTGCTCCGTTGAATGTAGATAGGAACGGAACCACCATAGATAAGGTTCCGAAGAGGATACAAATCCCTCCTATCCATGTCAACACTGATAGGTCATTAAGTGATGATTCTGTGAGCGCTGTTGGTGTTGGGATACCAGAAGAGTTTATGAGTGGGGAGGTTGCACAACCCACGAGGAACAGAAGGATTGCATAGAGGATGGGCTTCCATCCTGTAATGATCATCCACCTAATATTTCCTACCCACCTCATGCTTCATTCCCCATGTTTCCCATTGCCATAATGCCAACACCAGCGAGTGCTCCGAGTCCCAGTAAGGAACGAGACTTGCTGAGGTTTCTCATTGAATCGATGAACCTATTCCCATACTTAGTGTGGGTAACCCATTCCCTATTACCTCTAAGGTTTTGGAAATTAGCTTGGTTTTGACCTGGAGGTGTATGGTGCTGTTCTGCCATCCTAAAATCTTGAAGGATTGCGTTACGGACAAACCTTCTTTCTGCTCCCGGCTTATACTTCTTTAGTTCCTCCAAACGCCTGACGACTACATCCATCAAGGGGCCCTTATGTGGGTTTATTTGGGGTGTACCCCTTTTGGTAAATTTTACTAAATTTTCTACCTGCCCCGGCTCGTATCTAAGTTTGTTGGACATAAACAACGAAGGCTTCTTTGCTTCGTTGATAATTTGTCCGGGGGGAGAGAAATTTTCGTCGGCCTTGATTATTGCGAGAATTTCGGCCAACCAATTACCTGGAGAAGGAAATCTATTTGCATCGTTAGGATTAAACCTCATGAGGATTTCCTATTACCCATATTACCCATAGCTTCTACGCCCCCCACTCCTGTAAGCATGCCGACTCCCTTGAGGACATTGGAATCTTTGAACAGCTTCGGCATGTGATCGTATGCGGCAACGTATTGTTCTGGGTTTTTAGTGCCAGCACCTTTCATTGTTTCAACAAGTCCAGGACGAATTTCATCCCAATTTTCTAGAACCCATCGTCGCCCCGGTCCCACCTTCATACCTTCCTTCTTCATAAAGTTGATGGCAGCTAGATTAGCTTGTAGTTCTCTTTCGGCCATTGGTGCTATTGCATACGCCTTGTGTCCAATATTTCCTAAGTGAGTGGCATGGCCTAATTCGTGAAGAAGTGTAAAACCTAAATCACCTTCAGATACTTGAGTGCCAGAAACTGCATGGGGGTTTCGATAGTTTCGTTGAGGATGTCTTCTTGCTACTTCTACTTTCCCAAGAAATTTATTGGCCCCGGGCGTTGTATGTAGGTGTTGACCCGACTTCGTGAGTCCAAACTTAGCAGTCTGACTCACCTTGGGAATCCCTTGGGGAAACAGACGCTTAGGATCTACCCATTCATCAAGGGTCAAGAAATTAGGATTGCTTTTGAATGTTCCAGCTACTGGTCTTCGTAACATGTTCGGCATATAGAGACTAACAAGTTGGTGTGCTTTTTGACCGGAAGGTCCTGCTGCCTTGGGGAATTGGTGACCCATGAATTTCATCAGCAGGTCTATCATTTTTTGGTTTACAGCCACGTCTAACCCCAGAACTTACTGCCGAATGCCGTAAGAACGGAGACGATGACAGCAACAAAAGCACTAATGGTGTAGGTACGACCACGACTAAAGGATAGCTCTTTTTGAATATGGCCAAGGTCGTGCTCTATACGATCCAGTTTCTGATCCATCGTATTGAGGCGGTGGAGTATAGAGATACGATGTTCGTCCCAACCATTGTTTGATTCTGTCATAAGTTTTCACTGATTAAAAAGAACCCCAGTCAGTACCCCAATTGATCGACGGTTGCCTGATAGATGGGCTTCCGCTGAACACGTTTTGACCTCGACTACTTCGGCCAGCGGTGTTGCGAGCACTTTGGCGAGCACTTGCGTCATCTCTCCAACTCCTACGGGTCTGTCGTCTTTGACCCCTTCCCATATTACGCAGTGAGCTTCCGGCCTGGGCCATAGCACTTCCGTGCATTGATTGTATGTGTGGTTTAATCCACCTTGTCTGCCTTCTTATATCCCTTCCCGCTGCCCTGCTCGTCTCTCTTGCATAATTAAGAAGTGGCATGGCATCGCCCCGAAGCCGGGATACACCGGGCTGTAGGGATGACAGCGCTGAACCAACGTTTTGCAATGCAAACTGTCTAACTGGACTCATCCCGCGTATCAAATCAATCGTGTTACCGTAAGGTCTGCGTCCACGGACGCGCCTCGACCGGTCAGCGCTCCTCCTACTTGTTGCATCTTGGTTTCGCCTACGGATACCTGTCCTTGCGAGCCTTGCAAATTCCTTCCGCTCGGCTTGAGTCATCGGAGCAACTCCACCGCCTTGAGATACTCTGTTTGGATTGGGGTCACGCAGGGAGGCAGCTAGGAACCGCTCTTGATCGAAACCGCGGGGGTCCAAACCGTTCCAAACTGTTTGCGTCGGTTGGTTTCTTCTGGGCCTACCAAAAAATCTCGCACCAGCCATTTTATTTCCCTCTACTATTTACAACCTTCAGCGACCCGGGGCATCAGGACTGGTTGCCCTACCTGAGGTGGCACCGCCCTTAAACTTACCTCGGCTAGATGCCTTTGCCTTACGTTTAGCAGGCCCGAATGCACCTGTTTTTTTAACTTTCTTTTTCTTCTTAGGCATTTTATTTCTCTCTTTCTAGTCAGCCGATAAAGCGACCAATGATGACTGCAGCGTCAGCATTTGCTGCTGCTGCATGAATCGTACAGATTACCTTGGTTACACCACCAAGGTAAACACGACGAGGAACACCCAGTTTGAGTCCTGGGGTTCCGTCTCCCGAATCTAACGAAACGATGCCGGAAGACATAAGGGCTACTAAATTGCTGGCATCTGCATCTTCTGCTTCAGCGTCAGCTTGGATCTCATAATTATCATAGTTTACGAGGGGAACCCAGAAGTCTGTTGTGTTAGCAGCGGCTGCTCCATCAGATGAACCACATAGAACGGCATCTTGGTCGCAAGGCCACAATCTGCTTTGTGTGCCCCCATTAAATGGAACAAGACCATAGAGAGCAACAACTGGGGTATCTTCGGCGGGTGCGTCACCTCTCCAACAAACGTTAACCTCCAAGTGGAAACCAAGACCGGGAACGATGATGGGTCGAATGTTATCTTCTTCTCCTGGTGTAGCCCCTACTTGAAGGTAGGGATCGTCCCACGAGGTTGTTGCGGTCATGGCGTCAGTGTTCATGACGAATACTGTGCTGCCAATAGCAGTGGAGCCTGACCCAAAGAGGAGATCCCCAGTATGGTAGGCCTTATTAAAGTCAGAAAGAATTGCCATTACAGGACTCCGTTAATGAGGGCTCTTGCTGTCCACTCTCCAGCAGACCTTCGTTGAGCTATTGTAGAAGAAGGAATAAACCAGAAACCAATCTTGTACTCCATGAGTATACGGAGTAATGAGTCCACTGAGAAGTATGGTTTAGTAACTTCCTTTGTGGGTTTCAACATGAGGGCTGGAGAGCCCTCAAGGAGTAGTATAGGGTTGTCACAGGAATCTCGCAATCTTTTGACACAATCCAGGAATCTCTGCCGGTCCTTATAGTGGAAGCAGTTTTTCGTGATCTCTCGGAGGCTCCCTTTCCTCTCGATAAGGGTGTTATTCTCATGTCCTTGGAGGGCATAGTCTGCCGTATCTAATTTCTCCTTGACAATATGGAGGTTGATACGGGCTGTGCGGGGCTTCTCTGCAGGAGTAGCGGGATCCCACATAGAGAGGGTCTTAGGGAAGAGAAGAGGTTTCTTCTCCCGGGTATCTTGTATAAGAATCCAATCAAGTTTCATTGGGGTTTGTGGGTTCGCTCACTACAGATTCGAGACTTTGCTCTATCTAGGATCGCCTCAACAAAGGGAACTGCCATTCTGTAGAACTGTCCAATATGTTCATTGGAGTACCCTGCAAACTTGAGCTCAATAACCGCGTGTTCGGTCGGGCTGTCGGGGGCTACGGGTCGGTTGAAGGGGAGGTTGTCTCGGTTGGCGATATCATAGACACGCTTCCGGGAGAGACCTGTATGAGTCGCGGTGATGGAGACGGGAAACCCCTCGTTGAGGTAGTCTCGTACTGCATCCTGTCTTTGTTGCACTGAGGGATGGTGTGGGTTCATATCCCGATAGTATGTTTACCGCTTGTTGATTTCAACCCCCCACTCAAGGGGGATCTTTCGATTGTGTAGATCTTGGAGCTGAGACCAATAACCCTCAGTCTCCTCTAGGTTGATTGCGGAGGCTACTGCTTTGATTGTGGGGTCGATTGCTTCCTGCTTGCAGTCTACATATAGGGCGTCGTATATGTTGAGAAACATGTGGACGCAGGGCCTTCGGGAATTTATTGAGGGAAGGAAGTGTTTGTGTATCCTGTGTTGAATCCGAAGCAGGGTGTTTCCTGCGGTGGTTTGGACAGGAAAGTTTACAATTTCGTTTACGTCCCACTTGTCGCCACCTAGGAAATATCGAGACTGCCCAGTAAAGGACAGCATGCAATAGCCGTTTTGGCGAACGTCTCGGATTATTCGGTCTTGCCATTTGTAGAGTCCTGGTCTGTGGATAGGACGTTGATTAACAATATCACGAAAGAATGAGTGGGGAAGTAGTTGCCCCGTCATAGCAAGAAGTTGTGATTGCATGGTTGCGGAGCCTGAACGGAACAGGTCCGCAAAGTTGATCATCTTACCAGCTTGTCGGTAATCATAGAAGTTAGGATCAGACTCAACGCCTTCCCCGAAGATTTGTAGAGCGCGTTGTTTATGAAGGTCAGTTCCATCTCGATACGCTCCCATGAGTGCTGCATCTCCCGAGAGAAGGGCGGCAACTCTGAGTTCAATCTGTGAGAGATCGAATTCCAATATGGCACCGTTTCTGTAACGAGATCGGATACAGGCCTTGATGGACTTGGGGAATGTTTGGGCACTTGGCTTTTTGCAGGTGATTCTACCCTGCAAGGTTCCACCTTCTGTTCCCTTGGAATCTTTAGAGAATGTTGGGACTGGGTACCAGGTAGGGAAGGCGAGGTGGGTGTTACTAGTGCCATGTACTGCGCCTTTCGTTGGTACAAGAACCGAACTACGGTCGCTCGGTCGATTCCTGCGATGTCTTAGCAAGGGAAAACAGTACGATGATATCAGCTTTTGTGAAGAACTGTGTCTCTTTGCTAAACGAAATACTCTCCTAAGAAGATGATTTTTTGGGAGGTTATCTACTAGGAGGTTTCGATTCTCTTCTGAAAAAGAAAGCTCTTTCTTTTTAGGGGTTACCTGCAAAAGAGAGTTATTACGAATAGAGGAAGTGGATAAGACATAAGATGCTAATCCCGAAGGTAAAGATGATGAGCAA